GAGCGCTGGCTCATTAATGCCGTGTTGCGCAAAAAAATACGCATTGGATCACGCCCGCTCGCGCACCCGGTTGATGAATACCTAACTGCTAAGTTCCAGCCACGTCGCTGGGATTGGGTCGACCCGCTTAAAGATTTGAAAGCAAACCAAGGTGCTATAGAGCTAAAGCTAAAATCACGCAGCCAGGTTATTAGAGATGGCGGCGGGGACCCTGATTCGGTGTGGCGAGAGATTCAGCGCGAAGATGCGCAGCTCGCAAAAATGGGGCTACTAAAACCAGAGGACGCAAACAGTGGACAAATTTAAAACAAACGAATATCAGGGCGTCATACATCATCGCTCAATCAAGATCGAGAAACGCGCTGATATTGACATAGAGGCCCGCACCATTGAAGTGGCCTTTGCGTCTGAAACACCCGTCGAGCGTTACTACGGCGATGAAATTTTAGACTTGTCACCGCAAAGTGTGAGGCTTGATCGTTTGAATAACGGCGGCGCGGTGCTGGTCAATCACGACACCAGGGATCAAGTCGGTGTGGTGGAATCAGCAAGGGTCGACTCTGACAAAGTTGCGCGCGCACTGATTCGCTTTTCAAAGGGTGCGGCTGCAGACGAAATCTTCAAAGATGTCGTCGACGGAATTCGGCAGCTTATATCTTTCGGTTACAGAGTCTACAAATTCGAAGAAACCAAGCTTGAAGGCGGGGGCGTGAGTGTCCGAGCTTTAGATTGGGAGCCGCACGAGATTAGTGTTGTAGCAGTGCCTGCCGACGCCAGCGTCGGGGTTGGCCGAAGTCTCGATGCCAAGGTCAGTGAAAAAACATCAAACATAAAACATAATGAGGCACATGAAATGAAAGAAGAAAAAGTCACCACCGAACCCCACGCAACCAACTTTGACGTTGAGGCAGAGCGCAAAAAGTTACGCACACAAGAAACCGAGCGCACCAACAAGATCCGCGCTATGTCAGATAAGCACGGCTATGACGAGGTCGGTCGGCGCGCGATTGAAGAAGGCGACACGTTTGAAAAGTTTAGTCGCGATCTGCTTGATGAAATCGGCAAAACAAATAACAGCGCACGCGCGAAATCAAAAGAGGATACCGACCTTGGCTTGTCTCGGCGCGACAGAGATCGCTTTTCTTTTGTTAAGTTGATGTCGGCGATATCTAACCCCAATGATCGCAGCGCGCAAAATGAAGCGGCGTTTGAGCTAGAAGTGTCGGCAGAGTCAGCCGGCAAAATTGGCGGCGAATTTAAAGCGCGTGGTGCCTACATTCCAGACGATATCTTGTTGCGCGACATCCCTGAAGATGTTTATCGCGAATCTACGCGCGATTTGTCGACCCTCACGGCTGGTGCAGGTGGTGTGCTAAGCGCCACCAATTTGCTTGCTGGCTCGTTTATCGACGTGCTGCGTAACGCCATGGTGATGGCGCAGGCGGGTGTGCGCATGATGCCTGGTTTGGTCGGCACACAAGACATACCGCGCAAAGTAAGTGGCGCATCGGCAACATGGATAGGTGCGGAGGACACCGACGCGCCAGAAAGCGAGGCCGCATTTGACATGGTGACTCTGACGCCGAAAGATTTGGCATGCTTTACCGAAGTCACACGCCGCTTATTGCAAAACTCAACCCCGGCGGCCGATGGTTTGATTCGTGACGATCTAGCCATGGCTCAGGCGCTAGGTCTCGATTCTGCGATTTTGTACTGATCAGGGCTTGCAGGTCAACCGACCGGCGTCGCGAATCAAACAGGCATTAATACGTTTTTGTTGGCGGCAGCAAATCCTACTTACGCAGAAACGATCAGGATGATACGCGAGGTTATGACTGATAACGCATTGATGGGCGCATTGTCATACATCATCGACCCACTCGGCTGGGAAGCAGCAATGACAACCGAAAAAGCCGCCAATACTGCGCAGTTTTTGATGAGCGAAATGGGCACGATG